AGTTTCAGCGTCTAAACCATGAATTGCTTTTAAGTCTTGAGCAAGTTCCATAGTGTATTCAGCTTTAAGAGCTCTTGATTTAGCAGTAACAGTCGATTTCTCGATTGAAAATGCCATTTGAGCAAACTGATTACCAGCAGCGTCACCTAATGCTTCAGCAGTAGCAGTCGCCATTCCACCAAACTTATTGTACGCACCAGCAGGTGAGTCGTTTAAGATTGAAGGATTTGTACCAGCTTGAGCAGCATCCGGAGTTTGACCTACAGTTGAATCACCAGCGGCATTTCTGCTTGAAAATTCAGTGTCTGCTTCGTCAAACATTGCTTCTGTTCCTGATTGTGTAGCATATCTGCTTCTCATAGCAAATATAAGACCAACTGGACCAGTCATTGGTTGAACACCAGCAATATCGTAAGCGATAAGGTTTGGCATTGCTCTTCTTACTAGTGAAATTAGGATTGGATCCCAATTTGATACACCAGCAGTGTTAGAAACAGGAGCAGCTTCGTTTAAGAAAGCGTGATCCTCTTTTGAAGCTCTTTCTTGGTTTTCCAAGATAGTAGCAGTTACAGCTCTTTTATAAGAATCCGTGATTTTTGGTAAATCAGCGTGTTCTAAAACGGGCTGCCATTTTTTTTCGTAAGTTTCAGATAAATACATTATCGTTCTCTCCCTTTTTATTATTTGTTAGACAATTTAATGTCTTTGGTTTTACTTATAGCAGCGGTGTAAGCAGCCATAGCATTTGATAAATCTTCAGGTTGTGAAGAATCACCAGCAACTACTTCGTCTATCTCGTTACCACTTGTCTTAACTTTTGTTCCAAAGTAACTTTCTTTAATAGTAGATACTTTAGTTGTAAAGTCTTTTTCATTTGAATACTCAACTTCTTCAGCCAGTTTGTTGAATTTCTCCTTAGCAGTGTCAGCTAAATCACTAGACATTTCATCAATGATGTCTTGTCTTTTCATCTCGCCGTTCACTTTGTTTAAGTCAACATTCTTTTCAACTTGTTCGTTAAGTTTCTTTTCAAGCTCTTCGATTTTGCTTGCTTGATCTTCTAGTACATTGTATTTCTCATCTGGAACATCAATGTAATGATCTTCAAACAATTTCTTTAAACCTGAAATAAAGTCTTCAGCTATCTCGCCTTTGATACCTCTTTCGATTGCGATAGAGTTCTCTTTCATCCATTCTTCAACTACGTAGTTCAAGTATGTATCAACTTTTTCGGTAAGTTTTGCTTTATTAACTTCAGCATCTTCTTTTAGTTTTTCTTCATAAGCAGCTTGGATTTTTGCTTTTTGCTCTTTAACTTTAGCGTTAACAGCAGCTTCAAAAATAACAGCAGCTTTTGATTTGAAGTTTTCTGATAAGTCTTCGTCTTTGATAAGAGCGGCAACATCAGCAGATACGTCAATAGTGTCTTCATCAGACTCTTCTTTCATATCCTTTTTCTTTTCATCTTCGTGTGACATCTCTTTTTTATCTTGCGATTTTTTAAGAGCGTCAAGAGCTGCTTTTGGCATCTCTCCTTCTTTTACTTCTTTATCTTTAGACTCTTCCTCTTTAAGCTTAGCCATTGCATCAGCAGCGCCTTGAGCTTTCTGAGCAGGGTCGCCAGAAACTTGTTTCATTTTTTTTGTTGCGTCAGGATTGCTGTCCGTCGGTTTTACAACCGCTGAACCTAAATCTTCTGCACTATTAGATAGTGATGAAGTTTCAGCTGCTACAGCATTCTTTTTTGGAGCATCAGCTTGTGGATTAGCAGCGTGAGCTTCTAATACGGCTTCCTGTTCCATCGCCTCAAAAGTTTTTATATCGGCCATTGAAAATCTCCTCTTTGTATTATGTTATAAACGTTTATAAATTTTCTTTGTAGTATATATTTATAAAATTATAGTTTTGTAAGAAACGATTGAAAGACTTTTAATTTAGCTTCTTCCAATGATCGCTGTTTAGCGGAACGGACTTGATTTTTCCAAGATTCTATGTCTTTTTCCTTGAGAACACCATTGTCCCAGCACCAACTTTTACTCTCCATAATACCTTCAACGAAGGCGTCTGGAGCAGATGGATCTGCCACAATATCAGCGGCCGTAGCTAAGTAAAAGTCGTCTTTTACATAGTTTACACCGTTTCTTTGTATTAAAGAACCCATACCACGACTTGAAACACCCAATTGAGCGCCCTCATCTATAAGACCTTTTACAATCTTACCGTATGGAGTATCTATAATCTTTGCTTCACCTATAAAATCTTTACCATCTTGTTTTAAAGATTTAACCATATGGCATACTCTCTCTAAATTAACTGTTGGTCCGTCAGGATGTCCTAACTCACCAAAGGCTCTGTTTTTATTGATAAATTCTTTTGTATATCTGTTCACTTCTCTAACCAATATTTCAGTTGGATAGACTCTTCCATTTCTATTTTTGATTTCAGATTGTAAGAATACACCTCTTATTTTGTATTCTTTTTTACCGTTCTTTTCTTCTACAAGATATTCGGCGTTTTCTATTGCTTCGGAAATTAGTTTCATAGTTTCTCTCTGTGTATATTTATAACTTTTACTACCTAAACTCTACAATAATTGTGTAATTATCGCCATTAGCAAAGTTCTTTGTTGATAATAGAACATCGCCTGTTGGTGTTGTAGAATTGTTTGGAATTTCATCTCCAGCAGGTCTAAAGTCAAAATGACCTTGGCCAGATAAGAATAATGCTGTAGAGTTAGTAACTCCCGCCCATATTAATTCTACACCAGACTTACCATTAGATGTGTTAATTGAAAACCATATCTTACTAATCTTTCTATTACCATCTTCGGTCATAAAAGTAAGTTCAGAAGCGTCAACCTTTTTAACTAAAGTTTCGCCAGTACCATCTGAAAAGTTTGTTATTTTTGTAACATACTTAACACCAGAGGTATCAGAAATTGTTTGTGTTGTTACTATATCAGCCATTTGTATAACCCGATTCCTTTTGTGTTTCTATAACTACATTATATTTTGTAACGTTAGAGTCGCTTGTTAGTAAAATATCACCTATTGCATCTTTAATTCTTTCTTCACTTGGTTTAAGGCCGTAATTGCCTCTACCATTAATAATAATATTTTTTGATGTATCATTTTTAAAAAATACAGTTACATCTCCTGTGCCAACAACTTCATATTGTATGTTAGCAATTGAAACTTTTGGTTCACTTGAAGCGTTGTTTGAATTTACAACATCTACAAGTGTTTGTTCAGTTTCACTACCTACACCATTAGCGTTAACAATAATCTTATCATTATTATCTACTAATTTGGTTGTAGTTATTGTCATAATTTAAATTAACCGCTAACAGATACTGCATGAGCATGACTAGTAGCTGATGTAATTTCGTCTGTTGGGTCTTTACTGATAATAATTTCATCACCAGCCGCATGTAAATAAAATTCACCTATTTTAGTGTCGTCTGCAAGGTTAACTGTACCTGTTACAGTACCGCCTGTTGCAACTACTCTAACTGTTGTTGCTAAACCAATATTGTTTGCACTAGGGTCATTTACTACATCTCCTAATATTTTAAATTTAGTTGCCATTTTACTTTTCTCCTAATTGTTCTACTATTTCTTTATCAAAATATTCATTAAATTCTTTTAAATTGATATTATGAAAATCTGCTATTTTATTAACAGCGTCTTCAAATCTTTTAATAACAGTGTTTTGTTCTTTCTCAATTAATTTAAAAACATCACCCACAGCTTCTTTCATTTTAGGACTTAAATCTTTATATGATTTAGAGTCCATATCTAAATTACTGTTAACAATTTTACTCACCTGCATTTTCATTGCCTTGTGATAAATCTATTTGTGCCTCACCATCACCTCCATAGACCGTAGATGCAATTGAACCGTCAGGATTAAAAGTTCCTGGTTCGGCAATTACCGGTTTAGGGTCACTATGAGATTGAGCTTCTCCATTAAATATATTAGCCGCTATATCTTTTCTAGCGTTATCTAAAGAAGATGCGACCTTATCTCGTAAAGCATCCTTAAAAGCTTCGCCAGCGTCAACACTATTGCCTTGTGATAACTGGTCAATAAAGTTTTTTGTATTATCATTTATATCTGTCATTATTTACTCCTTTTATAAGTTGTCTGTATCGGTTGATTGAGCTGTAGGACTAGCAATAATGCCATCATCAATTTCTTTTTTGATTTGTTTATCCATATCTTCAATTTCCCTATCGTTTTGTTTAAGTACATTTTTTCTAACATATTGAACGGAATAGAATTTACCAATGTAATCTCTCATTTCGTTTGCTAATGCTAATCTTTCTCTTAACATCTCTGTTTGTTTTAATTCAGCAAAGTGGCCATCTTGTAAGAAATCATATTGTAAGTTATCTCTTACTTCGTACCAATCTTCTTCACTAATAATACCTTTTAAGATTAATTGTGTTCTTAATAAATCGTTAAACAGTTCAGTAAATTTCTTTCTTAATCTTTGAACAAATTTAGTAAACTTCAATTCATCTCTAGTAATCTCAGAAGCTCTACCTAAATTAAATCCTTGACTTGATTCCAATCTACTTACTGGAACATTTAAAGAACGGTATAGTTTACTTCTAAAGTATTCAATGTCTGTAATTTCACCTAAGTTTTGACCGCCAGGTAAAGTTTCTATACTTGTACCTCTACCACCTTCTCTACTTGGTAACCAAAAGTCTTCTAACATAGACATATAGTTTCTGTCATCTCTGATCTCACCTGTTTGTGCATCATAGACAAGTTTATTTCTATATCTTGCCATAACATCTCTTAGGTATTGTTCAGCTTTTACTTTCGGTAAATTACCTACATCAATTTTGAATATTCTTCTTTCAGGAGCTCTTGCTATTCTGTAAATAACAGCAGCGTCTTCAATCATTCTTAATTGATTAACTGGTTTAATCGCCTTATGTAAATAAGACAAGACCATATTTTTATTTTGATCAATCATTCCTGATGGACAAAATGCTATTGTATCAGGTGCAATTTTTATACCAACTCCTGAAGTTGTACCTGAAACTCCTTTTTCATTGTAAACATAGTATTCAACATACTCATCTACAACAGAAAGTCCGTGTGGTACAGGTCCGTCTGGTCTTTTCTTTCTAATCTCTCTAATCTTTTTAATCTTACGAGGATCTATATATTTTAACTCTGTGATACCTTTTATAGGTGAATCTCTATCTATAATTTTATGATAATACATTCTGCCATCTACGTACCATCTTCTAAAGATGTCGTGACCTCTTGTATTGAAGTTTAATAATCTTAATACATTTTTAAATTCGTCTTCTATTTTTTTTCTTACTTCTTTTCCATAAGGTAAGTCTACCACATTCACTCGTACTGCATCTCTTAATTCATTAGCAACAATAGCTTCATTAACAATATCTTCAATTGCCATATCACACTCGGGGTGTAATGCTACTTCTCTGTATCTTCGTATTAAATCGGCTTCACTTTTTGCTGTACCTTCCATATCGAGGTACTGACCAAAATAACCTCCAGCCGCAACAGTTTGTGTACCGTCATCTGCTTGGGTTGTTGTGAAACTTTGTTTTGGATCGGCTACTTTTCTAGCCTTTGTTATGGAAAAACCAAATAACTCTGCCATTATATTACTCCTTTTATATCAATTTTACTTAAAGTCATATAGTTATTTATATAAGTTTTAAAAAGAGGGGCCGGAGCCCCTCTGATATTAATATTAAGTTGTAGTGTTTGTTTCAAAGTATTGGTAATTAAAGGTTACTGGAAAAGTTTCGATTGAAGTCTTTTCTTCGTAATCTAAAGCAATCTCACCAATAGAAGTGGGGAAAGCCCCTCTCAATGTGTAAGATTTAACTGTATTACCGTTTCTGTCTAAGTGATCAATAAATGCATCTACTTGATAATCAACAGGATTTGTTAATCCTTCGTTATCAGACATGTTATTGATACCATTCTGCCATCTTTCGAAAGCATTTCTCAACTTAAAGTTTGTGTCATTGTAAACAGTCACAGACCATTCTGGTATTGTTCTATCACCTGCTATTTTGATATTTCTACCTCTGAAAGGAACATTTACGATTCCTACATCCATAGCTGGGATTGAAGTTCCTTGGCATAAAAATGCTAAGTCTTCTATTTCGCCACCAACTTGTGCGTAACCAGGAAAAGGCATTGTTACCTTAAACTGATTGGCTCTAGCGCCACCGCCAGCAAGTTTAGCTTTGAAGTCATTTATATTTGGCATTGTTTATTTCTCCTTTTCTAAACTTAACCACCAGCCACTTCGTCAAACGAAACGCCAGTACGTGTTGCGATAAATGATAATGTAATAAAGTTGATACTTCTAGCTGGTTTAATAAATATCTCAGCTATAAATTCATTTCTATCAATTACTTCACCTGTGTTATTAGTTTCATCACATACTACTAAAAAGTCTGTGATACCTCGTCTACCTTGTACTTCTCTTAAAAAAGGCTCTACAATGTTTCTAAAGTTCGCTCTTGTGAATTCATCATTGAACTCAAACAATTGGAATTTAGAAGCAGTTGCTATTGCCTTTTCTAATACAATAAACAATCTTCTTACGTTTATTCTATCAAAAGCA